CGTTGAATTCAAAGAGTTGGAACTTAGCTGCTGTAGCAATTGTCTTCTCTAGAACATTGAAGAGTCTACGAACATTGATTCTATCAAATGCACTTGCTTTGGTTTGTAGAGTCTTGTCACCGAAGAGAATTGCACCTGTACCTTGGAAGGTTACTACAGGATTGATACTTAGATTATAAAGATCATCTCTGTATTCCTTTGATGGATTCCATGCGAGTTTGACGATATTGTTAATACGACCTCTATCGTAACCTGCTGGTGAGTACCAAGGCTCCTTGGTGTTATCTGTTCTTACACAGCAACCTGCGATATCGCCGCATAGTGGTACATATAGGAAACGGTCATTGAATCTATCATATTGATATTTTGCATTTCCGTCCATTACACCGTAAGATGAGTTACCAACAGTTGTCTTATAATCTTTGATTGCTGAGAAGATTGTTGCAGAACTTGAACCATATGATCCAATTGTTGTTGCTGATGGTGATACGAATGCAATGCAATCTTGACGATTTGCAGCAATTTCAACTACCTTCTTTGCTTCTGTTGCACTGATGTTACCTGCGATGAGTAGTGAAACATCTACCTCTTCTGCATTTGTAAATTGTGTTTGGAATGCTGCAGAGATTGTGCCATCACTTGGATTGTTCAATGATCCACCATTTAAGATGTAATCTTGTAGATTTACTAGTTGTTTGAATGAAGATGTTGTTGTAGCATCGGTGTCCCATGCTTGAGAACCTGTGAAGAGAGCAGATGCTGTTTCTGAACTACCTACCCAAACATATTGTGATTTGTTATTTACTACATTTTTCCAATAGTTTGTAGTACCGTCTGCACTCTTTGCATTCTTTGCTTTTGAAACTCCAAGGAATGTTTCTAGAACTGTTCCTGGGGTTCCTGACCATTTGCCTGTTGCGTCTATTACTAGAACATGCAACTCGTCATTTGTTGCTCCTAAACTTGAAGCAAATGATGAGGTGCCTGGAATTCCATATGTGTCTGTGAAAGTTGTCCACTCAGTGTCTGTGTTTGTTGTAACATCGCCATCGATTACTACAACCTTTAGTCCATTTCCTAATGTACCTGGGTACTTTGCTGCAAACTTGAAAGTGTATGTACCATTGAAAAATTCATACTTGTCTCTATTTTGTACTAAAGCACCACTTCCGGTATCTGTTGCGTTTAAATCTGATGCGTGGGATGCTCTTACTACTTGCAATGCACCACCGTATGAAAGGAAGTTTGAAGCAACAAACCATGATATTGCCATGGTTGAATCTGTTGTTGGGCTTCCAAATACAGATTGTAGTTGCTTTTCGCTTGTAATTAATACTCTTTGGTCTTGTGGACCCCATTGGAACATACCGACATAACCAGCTGGGGTTGTTGCAATGGCAGGAATTACATTAGTGAGGTCAAATTCTTTGATTTCTACACCGGGACTTAGTTGAAATGCCATTTTTCTCTCCTTATTCGCCTAATTTTGGTCTACGATTATGTATAAAAATCATTATTTCTATTTTCAGCATCCCTCCACACAGTACCAGACGAATCAGTTTCTTCATTATTATATGAAATTCCATCATCTAAAATACCGAACGGTGTCATTTCTTCTTCTAATTGTTTTAATTTTTCATCAAACACGGTTCTTCTTATATCCATATTGGTCAAATCTTTGAAGTAATTCTGAGTGGTTAGCCATCCAAACAAAACCATGCACATAACCAAGTCATCCGTGTGACCACCATCTGCTTCAAAGGAATTATTTTTTGCAATAAATGATACGAGTTCTTGGATGATGTCATAGTCTGCAATGAGTAGTTTGTTCGATTCTATCAGAGACTTCAGCACAGAGCATCCTAGACGCTTTACAGCCTTTGTAGTTCTAAGTCCAAGTTGGGTTTGACCTGCTCCACCAAAACCACCGTCTAGCGTTTGACCTTTTCTACCCCTTACACTAGACATTAAAATATTATCATATTCCAATTCACTATGTAACAAATCAGCAACCTGTCCACCTATGTCATTTATTTCAACTAATATATAAGCATCGTTGTACTGCTTTGCTATTGGGTAAATTATATTCGGATAAACAAGTGGGGATATTTCATTATTTCTAAATGTAGCAACTATCTTATATGGTGTCTTGGTTATATCAATAACAGTAAATGCATGGTAGTCATTACCAGTACCTCTAGCGGTATCAACAGTCAGAATATAGGTGTGATTGTTTGCTGGATTTTTAGAATCAACCACTGGTTTCTCGTAAACCTTAAGTCCATCAGTTGTTGTGTGAACGGGGGACTTAAATACCATAGTTCTGAGTTTATCAGCAGAGATAAGAGTATTGGTACTACCGATAAAATCACATTCGTGTTCGGTTCTGAATTTGTCTTCACCTAAGTTTTGAACTTCTCTTCTGTACCATTCGTCATCTCTACCGGGAACATCAGACCAGTGAACATCTATATGTTTGAAACTGTTTCTTCCCTCTATTGCTTCTATCCATAGTTTATAAAAAAGATTCAAACCATAAGGGGTTGAAATCACAACCAGTTTACTCGTTTTACCAGATGTGATGGTTGGGTATACTGAACTATAGAAGTCATTTGCTATATTCTCTGGAACATAAGCAAACTCGTCCAAAAGAATATAATTAAAAGATCCACCACGGATAGCAGATGCGGATGTTGCAGATGCTATAACTTTGGAGCCATTTTCAAGTTCTATTGAATGCTTATTCCATTCTTTTACACCTTGCTGTAACCATTTTGGTAAGTTTTCATATGCTGTCTTTAAACGATCCATGTGACCTTTAGCCAATTTCTCTTTGTTTGCTAGGATTGCTATAGTTTGATTTGGATTAAATAGTGCATGGTGTAAAATATCGGATATGATTGTGGTTGATTTACCACACTGACGAGGCATCTTAGCAATCACGAAACGATTATCTCGTATTAAATTTACAAGTTCCTCTTGGAATGGGTATAGTTCAAAATTTACAAGACCTTTATCTAGGTTTACAATCTTGATATAGTTTTTCATAAAATAGACAGGATCCTGAGAGCACTTTAAATATTCCTCAACCTGTTCTTGAGTAAAGTTAACAGGAACATTAGTTCTCTTTAGATTTGGATTGCCTAGATATGAATTCTTATCGCCTATCATGAATCAGATTCTATTTGTTTCAATTCCTGCATCTTACCCTTTAATAGTTTCTGTAATTCATTTGTGCTGCCTACAAATATTGATTGGTTTGTGATGTTCTGGGCAGACTGGGTTGATGCTGGAGTATCATTTTTAATTTCTTTCAACTGTTTGTGAAGTTGTAGAAGATCCTTATTTGCATCTGCTACACTTTTGATGAGTTGAGAAACTACCTCATATGCTCTTGGGGAATCACCCTCAGATGCAACATGAAGAATACCATTGATTGCTTTATTACCCTTTTCAATGATACTGTATAGATTAGATCTAACCGCTTCAAAATCTGTTGTAGCAACATCTGTTTTTTCTACTGGTGTAAGAACAATTGGTTCTTGCTCCACTATCTCACCAACAGATTTTGGCAAATTAAATGCGTCTTCTAACTTCTCATCAACAGTTTTTTTATCATCCATAATATACCTCAATATTATTTATATCATTCTTCAACTCTTATTGGTGCTACTGGATTTGTAACTGGTGCCGGTTTTATAGGAACAACATATGTGTTTTTACACAATTTTTCATCCAATACTCTTTGTAATTTATTTGCTGTTTTTTGAGTATCTCGCTTCAGTTTAGCAGCCGCAATATCAGATTCATATGTAGTTAAACATGAAAGTTGTTGTGCGTCAGTATAAAGATAACATTTATCATCTTCTGGAATATATCTAGTTCCTGGTCCACAGCAACTTGGATACAGATTGCATCTGGTAGGCGTAGTAGTTATGAATCCACCAAGACAATTAACAAGTCTATTATGTGCTTTAACAAGATCTCTTGAGTATTCAGCATCTGCTTCTGCATTTGCTGCAGCTTCTTTAGTGCTTGCTTGTTGTAAACACAATTGCAATTGTATTTTTATTATTTCTGGATCATCAGTTTGTTTTCGTGTTGAAGTTGTTAAACCAGAAGTTTGTTGTACATCAAACTGACTAGAAACATGGAATGAACTATAGAAGTTTTCCAACATTTCTGGATTACTAATACCAGCAGACATGAAGACATATAATAACTCTTCTTTAGTTGGTGGTTTTACCAATGGTTCGTTTGGATTAGTAGGATCATAATTAATATTCATGAACATTGATGAACTTGGTTCATAAGAATGATAACTCATTATGTCAGTTATTATGCTCAATCCTCTTCTTAGAAGAAGTGGGAATAGAACATAAATTGTAAATCTTCTATCTCTTAACCAAGTCCAAGAAAGACCTGATAGATTGTTTGAAGAAGAATTTACATAAGAATCTGCATACCAATACTTTCTATCGGTATTTGGTCCTTCACTTACCCAATAACGAATATCTCCCTTGATTTGTTCAACTGGTGTAATATTGAAATCACCACCAATTACAGTGCTATTAGCAGAAACCCAGTTGAAGAATTGTGTCATTACAGTGTCAGATCCATTTACTTTCTTCCAAACAACCTTATTGAGAGTTGTATTATTTTCGGTAAATGTATTGTTAAATTGTGGGAAATATGTTGGGTTCAATAGAGATGGATTATTCATACTTGCACATGCAAAGATTTCACCTATCATATGGTTACCACTAGTACCCTTTATAGCACTCTTAGCATCTGGTAATGTTGAACCACCGTATATTCCCGTTATACCATATTGATCTCTTGATTTAAATCCCTTAGTAGAAAGATGAGAATCTAAAATTATCGATCTTGGTAAAGTTCCTTCTGGTTTAGTTGCAAGAACTGCATCATGGTCAAATCCTGATTGATTTGCTGCTGTGGGTTGATTTCTCCAAACAGCATCAGTTGCTAAATCATCAAAAACATTATTATTTGTACTAGTTGGATTTCCATTACTATCCACAGCCAAAGCAATATTATTCAGGTTATTTAATTTGGATCTCAATGCATTTGGGAATGTTTCCAACGCATCATATGGAGATACGAATAAATCTGGAGAATAATCTGAATTATTGAACAAACTAAATGCCCAGTGAGTAGTTCTATCTGCCCATGCTTTACCTGTAAATGTCTTACCAGTTATCAAACCATATTTGTATAACTTATTTGGTCCGAATTCTGCTTGTCTTGAACCTCTACCATCAGGTCTGATTATATATCGTCTATATGACCAAGAACCAACATTTATACCAATTGGTGTACACAAACTGAAATAATCAGCACAAAACTCTATATCTGAGAGATTAGCGAGATATGCTGCAGTATAAGTTTTATATGAACCAGTCCATTTTCTACCAGATACAGAGTCTGTCCAACCAGTTGGATGAACTGATGAATCTAAACCACATTTATCAAGTGCTTGTTCAAATGCTTCTTGTGATAGATTTGAATTTGTTCTTCTTCGTGAATGACCAACTGATTGATCTGGTGTAATGTCAGAATCAAATATCGTTGATTGTGCAAGTTCAAGACCAATCTTGAAGTTTCTTACTTCATTGTTCCATATTGATTTTTCTGGATCGAAATATATTGCACCATATGGACTTTCTTTGGTATGTAAGCCATGATCAGCAAATATTGTCATGTTTGCACCCAAATACCATAGCAGGAAGTTATTTAAATGTCCCGTATTTCTATAGAAATAACGATAATCATAATCAGAAGTATCTTGCCATACACCACTTATTATATTGTAGGTTGGTGCTTTTGTCATTGAGTCTGGTGCGAATTCACAGTAGAATGTGGGATAAGATGCAGCAGAATCAAATACCATTCTTGCTATTCCATCAACTGGTGATTTGAAATTATCCACCCAATGCTTTGTAGCATCATTTAACATCTTGATATAAATTTCTTTATTTTCTGCTGATCTTGGATCAGAGTGATATGCCAGAGGCATCTTGAGTCTTGTTTCGCCTTCAAACATATCACCAAACGGAACATTACCCATGTACGATACAAATTCAGGTTTTAGTGTAGATGACAGGTATTTTGTATTTACATTGTTTGCAAATGTAGTCATACCATCTTTAATATTGGTTTCTAGATATTCAATATCAAGTGGCTCACTTGGGAATGGTTTTGTGTCTATGATGCTAGAATTTGATACTTGTTCAAAGTTATTAAAGAATCCTGAAGTTGGCACAGTTCCTGCTGGATAATTTTTACCAACATATGTTAAATTATAAATTGGATCTCTATCATCATCTGTTTGATATTCTGCTGCTTGTGCTGCTGACAAATAATCATATGGTATGGTATTTCTATCAACAAGTAGATTGTTTATGATACTAATATTGCCCCACATCCAAGCAGTTCTATTATCACTTGCAGAACCACCAATACTGTGAGTATTGGTTCTAATTGTTCTACCATATGGCAAGTAGATGAAATTTCTTCTCAAACCTATCGATAGTAAAGAATCAATATCTAAAAATTCATGTTGTTCAAATTCATCATTACCATCTTTTTGATCTACTAATGCCCAGTCAAATGCACCATAATTCTTAAACTTCAAATACTTATAGGAAAACACAGATCTATTTGTTCTATCATCATGAAGAAGAACTGTATCTTTTCTGAATCTAGATGGTGCAAAGAAATGCGACCATGTTAATAGCCTATCAGAACAATTAAATGGTATCTTTGAGAAATTATATTGAGTAATTGGTGGATAGTTGTATGCTGTCTTTGTTTGACCTGTAGGATACTTATTATTAAAAATTTGATCCTGTATAGTTGTTGATATAACATAAGTTGTCGGATCATTCAAAAGCAGTCTAAAATCATACCAATAATGCCATGATGGTATTGAATAATTGTTATTTGTTCCACCATTCACAGGATTAATTGGTTGTGTTGCATCGATATAGTTTCCTATATCAGAATCCCAGTATTTTGGTTTCAAATAAGTATTAAAACAATTAATTAATCTTGTTTTCTTTGTTTCGTTGTCTGTATCTCTTGTATCACCATATCTTCTATAATCAGAAGTCTTTGTTATTGTTTCATTTGGTGTGAAGAAATATCTTGTATATTCTGTTGGATTTGGATCTACCCAATAATCAAGAGGCGTTTCCTTGAAGCAATGGGTATATAACATATACCAATACTTACCATAGTAATACATTGCATTTTGACCAGTTGGGGATGAGCCAAAATATGACACATTGTTTCCCGGATCTCTCTTATATCCCTGCAGATCTCCTGCTCTTCCGCCATATATTGCATCATTTGTATCTCTGAATACTGGTGAAAGTGCTCCACCTCTAGACATACCATAATCATAATCACCATCATATGCATATGTTTGCAATTCATTCGTTGCTATTAATCTATATGTTCCACCAATTGTTCCCCAATAAGAATTATCAAGACTCCTCAAGTCAGCGCCACTTGGGAAATTTTCAACATACATTGATTCAAATTTTAATTTCCACATCTTTGGTGATTGAGGTGGTATGTGACCTCTTCTACCACCACCACCAGAACCAGACCAGTGTGCATACCCTGTTATATAACTTCCAGGTCTATTTACTTCTTGTTTGATCTTGTCAAATATCCATTTTTTCCATGTATTTGGGTGTATTCTTCTACTGTAATAACGATTTACATCAGTTGGTTTTGTACCATTTTGTCTACTAGCAACATTCATTGATAAGTAGTAATTTGGTTCATAGCAGTCCGCAACATACAAGAATGTTGGTTTAGTTATACCATAATTTGACTGTAACCATTCATTTGTTTTATTTAAACCATAAATCAAAGTATCTAAATTATATTGGGTGTATCTTGCACCAGAAACTGCATCGTGGAAATCACCCAAAGTTCTACCATAGTCATATAGTGGATTATCCTCTGGGTCTTCTGTTAGATAATATGAAGACTGTAACCAATCTTGTGCTGCAATAATTTGACCCCAAGATAGATTATGTAAAAGTGTATTTACAGAACTCTCTGGATTATTTTCAGATACTCTAAATTCTAATGGTAAGCCTCGACCTTGTATAGAACCTGATAGAATATCTGCATCATTGTCTGGTATTAATCTGCCCAATGCATCTCTTTTACCAGATTTTGTAGACCATACTGAAACACCACCATCTAACCATAGATCATAAACAGTTTTACCTGTCAACTGTGGTCCATTTAAATTTCTATAAGCAGCAACATCAAAGCAGCATGTTGGTCTATTTCCTTCTGCACCACCCATACCATAGATCGACCATTTTATTTTAGGATATCTTGCTTTTACAGCACTCAATATTTGAAGGTGCTGATTTATAATATTTTGTCTTCTGTTTGTATGCCATTCTGAAAAATCTTGAGGAGTCATCCAAGGAGTTATTCCGGCATTCACTAAATCTTGAGAACATAGATCTTTTAGTTTAATACTATTTGAATACTCTTTATAATTTACTAGTTCCCAGTTTGTGAATTTGTCATTACCATATTCTCCAGAAAGATATTTGTTATAAACATAATCACTATTACCACTTTTTTTCAAGTCTGAAGCCCAAATAATTTTACTTTCAAGATTTATAGAACTAGAACCAGCTCCAACAACATTTGATGTACCTCCAAATGTTCCTAGATTCATAAATCTACTAGAAAGTAATATTCTATATTTTTTATTTAATGGATTTGTAGATGCGGCACCCCAGGTTGAACTTGGATTAAATTGTCTATGTCCTGTTGGTATAGATGGGAATGGCACATAAACATTTTCATAATCATATGGTGTGTTTGGTGCTCTTGTTAGTGGTGTTAATCCAGTTCCATATGTTGATCCATTTGGATATACTGGTGGGAAATAACTAAATTCTCTATGCCAAAATTCAAGATTCAACCATCCATATTTTGGATAATTGTTACCTACTGATGAATTATAACCAGAGTTTAAATTTCTATTATCAAGTTTAGTATCTATGTCATAATACATATTTCTTAATGTCCAACCGACATCTATAAATTGTGGTATTACAAAGTTTATACCATAGTTTGGTATTTGTCCTAAATCCGCATTAACATTATAAACAGGAGTTACATTATCATCCAATGTCATGTCTTCAGCATATTTGAAGTTTTTTAACCATATTAATTTTGAAACTCCGTTTATTATTTTTTCTTCATAAAGACCAAATAGACTATCACCATACAATCCGTATTCTGATTGACTATTATTTGTTTTATAGACGCCATCCATTGTGTTGGGTGCGATTATTCTTTGTGGAACTAATTTATCATATGATACTGCTATTGATCTATTCTGATTACATCTAAGTCCTTCAGAAGATCCTCTTTCTTTATACATCCAATATCCTTCATAACCACCAACAGAATTCTGAATACCATATTCATCTTTCATTCGTTCTAACCAATATCCATCTCCATTTCCATCTTCCAAAACCACTTCCATTGTTTTTACTGGAATAGAAAGATAACCAGACGCAATATTACTTCTAGAACTTTCTCCATTATTATCGTTGCTTGTTACATAATAGTAATATGTCGATGCACTAGTTGCTGTTGTGTCTTCATATGAAACTTGTTGTTGTTGTGCGTCTGGTGTAAAGGTTTGAGAGGATAAAAGACCTAAAATATTGACACCTTCATCACCAGAACCAGTACTTCCACCACCACCGCCCCCATCAGTTGGTGGAGTTGCAATAATTTGATCTATAAGAGTAAATGTTGTAGAGTCTGTTCCTCTATAGATTTTATATGATGTTGCACAAGAAACATTATCCCAATTTAAAGTAACTTTAGTTTCATTATTATTTGATGCTGTTAAATTTGTTGGTGCAACAGGTTTTAAATATCCCTGATCGGTATTTGATGTTCTTGTACCAGATACATTTATGGCTTCAACATAATATGTGTATTTTTC